CTACGGTTAATACATTTGAATATTGATCACTTGTTACATTTACTTTTTGAAGACTTAATAGAGGTAATTGCCCTACAAAAGCCGAATTAACTTCTGCAGTTATTTCAGTAACAGCACTTGTTTCTGAATTAAATAATGAATATGGAATTAGTGTACCAAAATTTGGACGCATTACTCGCTCTCGCAAAGTTGTTCCTAAAACGGACTTAACTTTATCAGACCAAATTTTTGATTGAACTTGTGTCGAAGATACTCGTCCATACGGATCAATAGAAAAAGGAAGAGAAATTGCTCTTTCAGCCATTAGTTACCTTTCCATTGTCTTGGAGACACTTTATATCCCGCAGATCTTTGGGATACAAGGGGTGACTTAGCGCTTAGTTTAGTTGATTTAGGTCTACCTTGGGGATTTGTAACCATGTCGTTTGCAATGTTTTTGTACGGAATAGCATCAGCACCTGCTGGTCTAAACACACTTGATTTGTTTTGTCCTACTCCGTCTGCCAAACAAGAAAACTCTACTTGGTATCTTCCATCAGCATGTAGATAGTGTTGAACTTTTTTAATAATCCAAAAACCATCACCATGACTTCCAATACCTCTAACCTCAATGGTTCTCCAAGGAGCCATTCTAGGGTCTCCTTGTCCACTTCCAGTTGCAGGTATTGTTAGTCTACCTAGATGTGATGCTGCCCCAGACAGTGACCTAGCCATTGCTGCACTGTTTGCTACAGTTGTTGTTTTATTACTTATAAATAATGGATCTTTAGTATCTTTTCTTAAAGATTTACCAATTTTATTTGGAGATGTTTTTTCAGAAATTAATTTACCAGTTACAGGATCGACTCCACTAACCGTATTTGTGGTTCGGCTGTACTGTCCTCCTTCAATGTAATCTCCAATTTTTGGTTCAAAAGCATCTAAAGTAGGAGAGTTAAAAGAGTTTGAAGGAGATGTTAACGGATCTTTAAAAGCCATTATTGGAATAGTTGTCATAAATTGATCTATCATTTTATCTATAGGATGAAAGTGTAACTCTGTTCCAGAAACCTGTAGTCCATAACCAATTTGATCTGCAAGTTCATTTAATTTTTCCCAATAAGATTTTCCATTTAAAGATTGTTGTGTAAATCTAGTTGGATGAGAAGTTACCATAGGTTTTAATTTTGTTTTTTTTGCAATATCAATTGCAATTTCTGATGCTGTTTTATTACTCCAAATTTTGTACCCTCCGTCTTTTAAGGGATACGATGCCCCTACACACATAACTTTAACTTCATCATATTGTTGATACTTTGTAGGAAAAGAAACCGTTGTTGTGTAACCCCAAAACGTTCCAGATGCTTTAACATTTTTCCAAGAAATTTTAACTGGCACACCAGTTTTTATTCCTTTATAAATTCCAGAAGTTAAAGTTCTATATTTAATTTCTACAATATCATGTTTACCCATTTCTTGATGAATAGTTATACTTTTTGGTAAAACTGTAATAGAAGGAAAGTCTGGATAAGAAACTTTAAAAGAACTACTAAGTCTATTTTGAAGTTCCGCGTTAAGCATTTGGAATCCTTATTTGTGTTCCTGGCTCAATAGTTTGTGGATTAATAATTTCAGGATTTATATCTAAAATTTGCCACCACAAACCAGAGTTGCCTAAAAATTTAATTGCTAATAGGTCTAAACGGTCTGTTTCAATCCATTCATAAATAAAATAAGACTGTATTAATTCAGGATATTGTCTAAAAACAGTTAGATGATACTCTTGTTTATTTGCATGCCAAGCCTTAAATAAAATTCCATCAACATATCTGCTATCTAAAAAAATCATTATCTATCTCCCTCTACTGGAATATCAACATACCTATGACAACTTAGTTGTACATTTGAAACAAGAGGAACCATTCGATCATTAAAAAGCGTGTGGCTAATACTTATGTTTCCAACTCTAACTTGATACCTAAGTCCATCACCCAAATGCAATTCAACCATTGCACCCGTCAAATAACCACGATCTGCAGTTTTACCATTTAAACCAGAATCATAAATTGCACTTGGTCCATTTAAAGTTCTAAATAAGTATTCTAAGTCATACATTGTGCCTTTTTTGTAAATCAGTTGTAAATCTTCAGCAGTATTAAAATTATTTGGATAAGGATTAATTGCTGGGTTTACCAATCCATTAGAATCAAGGTAAGACATATCTCCAATTCGGTTTAACAAAAGAGTAAAGTCCACAGTACTTTGAAACAAACCAGCACCAATAGTACCAAAACCACCGTCAGCGCCAGATTGAATAACTTCTGGATTAAAACCTTCGGCAATTCCCCAACCCATACTTACTTCGTTTGGATTGTATAAAAATTTAAATCCGTACATTGTTAAATCTTGATTGCTTATTTCTTTTTTATTATAAAATTGAGTTGAATCTTGAAACTTACGGGACATTTGGATTGTTCCTTTTGCTGTTTCACTTGTTGTTCCAAATGCATTCCTAGCATCAGGATAATTTCCTGGACCCGATACGCTACTAGATGCAGTACTACCTTGAGGCGCATTGTCTCTAAAGTATGCGGATTGAACCATTGGAGCGTTATAGGTATATGGAGGTAGAGGAGGACTCTTTGGAGGAGGAGAAGTTTCTACTCCTGAAGGTTTTATTTGAGTGCTACCTTTACCTTTACCTTTATTAACAACTGGCTTTGTTTTATTTAAAACCTTTTTTGCATCAGCAGTAGATGCTGAGATTAAATCATTTTGAATAGTTTTTCTTAACGTTACAGCAGCATCTAACCTACGAGTTACTTCAATGATTTGTGCATTTTTTGTATCAATTTCTGCAATTTTAGAATTTAAGATTGCGGTTTCTCCAACAGAGTATGGAGGAGGCGCATACTGAGTATAAAGAGTTTTTAATTGGCTTTCTAAAATAGCCTTTTCAGAATATCTTTTTGATTTTTCTGATTTCCATTTATCCTCACTTTGAACAGACTCTTGTAATTGTTTTCTTTGTTTTGCTTTTTCAGCATTTATATTTTTTTCATTCTGAACTCTTTGTTGTTCATTTTTAATGTTTGAAATAATTTGTGAGGTTGTTAGAGTAGTTCCTGGTCTAGCATACCTATCAGGAGTTTCAGCCATTATTTACTCCCCACTGTTTGAAGATCTTTATCATTTAATAAAATTTCTTTTACTTTTTTAGCAAGAACGTTTGCTTCAGAAACTGAGGCGTTGGCTAAATTTACACTGATGTTAACTGTTTTATTTCCAACACTTGCTGAAGCCATTCCAGGAACATTTTGTAAGTATTTACCGTTAGTGTATGTAGTCCAAGGATTAAAATTTGTTCCACCCTTAGATATGTCATACGCAATTTTTGCATTTATATTTGGATCAAGAAGGCTTTCTTCTCCCGTGTACCCAATTGATTTATATTTTTTTAAGTATGCTTCATTACGTTTAATGCCCATATTAGGATTTCGTGGATCATTATTTTCCATATTAATTTGAAATAATCCATAAGATTTATCTAACCCATTAGGGTTGTAAGCGCTTGATCGTCCACCAGACTCTGCTTTAACAACTCCGTATGCTGTGTTTAAAGATTCTCCACTAAAACCAGCATTTTGCAAAGTTTGCAAAAGGTTTGGATCCATGCCAGCAGTCATTGCTGTTCCTGTTTGAGATGCTTGTGCTGCATTGGCAGGAGTTCCAAACATACTGGCAAGTGCTTTAGTACCAAGGTATCCAAGTGCAGAAAGCCCACCACCCACAAGTGCTCCTGGAATTGCGCCCACACCACCTGCAAATGAGCCAGCAACACCGCCAGCAGCGGCGCCAATACCAACAGTACTTAAAAATCCTTGACCAGTTGCAGCAGATACTGCTCCACCAAGAATTGGTATTCCTTTTCCTAATCCTGTTAAACCAACTTTTGCAACCGCAGTTGCGCCACCACCAGCAAGAACATTTGTTGCTCCTTTGGCTGCTAATCCTGCAAGCGCCTTACGAGCACCAGCGCCAATTGCAATTGTTGATACACCAGCACCAACTCCCGCAGCAATACCACCAACAAGGGAACCAGCATTTGTATTAGACATTCCTTTAATAAATCCTAATGCTTTAAAGAACGAACCAGGTAATTTTTCTAACTCTGAATTAAATGTAGCAGTTGCAGTTGCAGCCTCTTTAAGTCCAGCAAGCATATCCACTGTACCACGCTCCATCAAGGATGTCATAGATGTAGCAATTGTCATCTGTGCGTTTGTTGGATTGTCAGGATTAAATGGCGCATTTTCTAAATCAAACTTTTTACCAGCAGCCTTATCAAGTAACCCTTGTCTAACAATTGAGATTTGATTATCAGATAAACCAGCGGCTCTCATGTATGCACCAGCGCCACCAGAACGTATTGCTAAATTTATTTGTTCAGATGTGTATTGTTTTCCTGGTTGAGCAAACCGAGCATAGAATTGATTAACAATATCGCCAGTAGATCTAGCCTTACCAGTTGCTGGATCAAAGGTACTGATACCTAATCCATATAATCTTCCGCCCATTGAACCAGTTTGGAATCCACCAATTGCTTGTGCTGCTGCCTCATTGCCCATTCCAAGATAACGAGCAGCGCCACCAACTTCTTTTACTGCTCTATTAAAATCTGAAGTTCCTGGCATGTAGCCGTAGCCTTGAGTAAGTATCGACGCAACATACTGATCAGAACCAGGACTAGTTACGCCGCCACCTAATGCACTAAAGGTTGCTTTAGCCACACCAGCACGGTTCATTTGACCGCCAGTAGATAAAGCGCTCTGGTAGAAACCAGTTGCACGAGCAACTGTTAATCCAAGATCTGGCATTGCATTGTAGGCTCCGCTAGCAGCACCTAAACCAAACTGAACTCCACCGACTGCGGCTGCGCCTTTTTTAGAGTAGAGCCAAGGCATCATTCCGCTTTGGCTGCCACCAGTTCCATTACTAAACTGAGCGCCACTTGTTCCAAGTCCCATGCTGGTACTTTGACCAACACCTGGAGTTAGAAGCGATGTAACACTTTTCAAGGTGGTGCCAGCAAGTCCGCTTAATTTTTTTAGGGATGATTCAATAAGGTTTAATTTTTTTACAGTATTATCTAAACCTGCATTCAGCCCAGAAACTTGGGAGATGGGATCTTTAGCCATTCATCATCCTTTCGTTTCGAACTCGGGCAATCTCTAACCAATTACTTCTCTCTCTTCGAGACATATCCTTTATCTCTGAGAGAGACCAACTGCTATAAAACTCGCTTATGGAAGACCATTCATAGAACAATCTGACATAACCA